TAGCTGCTAGAATAGAGTTTCTAGCTTTTTCCAAATCAAAATCTGTGCTACTATCAGCTAATTCTTGTGCTTGTAATTCTTCCTCTGGTGTTAGTGCACCTAATAGTGAAAATGCTGCGGTTGTTGTAAAAGGATTTAACTGACCACCTGCACCAAATATACCTTTTGTTGCTGCTTGTCTAAAAATATCTTCACCTCCAGGACTTATTATCGACTCTGGTCTTCCAACTAAAATATTTTTTATACCTTCTCCACTAAAAATTTTTGGTACATTTCCAAGAAAGGTTGTTGGTCTAAATATATTAGACATAGCACCACCAAAAAAACCTTTTCCTGCAGCTAAATTACCAAGACCACCCGCACCTACATATAACAATGCAGCTTTACCAATCGGTGACTTTGCAATCTTCTTAACCGTTCTTGTGACTTTTTTAACAAGTTTACCTAAACCATACATCTGTCTTGCTGATTCAAAATCATATTCACCACCTATAGGTCCACCATCTGCTCTGAATGCTAAAGATCTTTCAATTTTATCATCTACAATTTTATCACCTACTGATGCGTCCTCTCTTTGAGATGCAAGAAACTCATCGTATTCTTCTTGGGTGTTAAAACCTGCTCTTATGTAAGCGGGTATAAACGCACTAGCCATTGCTTGTGGTCCTCCACCTTGACCGCTACCAAAACCTTGAGCATCAAAAGGTGTTCCACCTTTTTCTCCAAGAGATTTAAGAAATCTAACTGATGGGAGTCCGCCTATAAAATCTGACACTCTCATTCCAAATGTTGGTTTTTCAACAAGAAATCTTCTATTACGTATTCTATTAATTTCACCTCTATTAATATTTAAAGGTGTAACAATATTTGTTGTTGGTGCGTCTTTTGAAATATTTACATTACTAAAATAATCAAAAGCGTCACCTCCATCGTCAGAGGGTGTTGTTATACTAGGATTATTTTGAGATCTAGTTACGGCTCTATCAAACTGCCCATAATCACTTCCAGTATCTCTACCTTTTTTAAATCCTATACGTCCTCCGTTTTGTAACATCTGTTTTGCTTGTTGTGCTCTAGTTATGGCCATCTTACTATCTTATTTTGTTTTAGGGAATAAATCAAGACTCGGCATGATCACCGTTACATCTCTTCTAATGTCTTCTGGTGGTATACCTTTTGCTTTCCACTCAGAATCATTCTTGTATTTTTCCCCTGTTTTCTTGTTGGTTATCTTTTCTATAATCTTATCTGGTTGTATTTCAATCATTATGTTGTTACCTCTCTTGGCTGTATTTCTAATATAGAAGCTACGACATGCAGTTGGTTCGCGTCAGCAGCTTGTACTTTTAGTATTTCACTCTCTTCCATTATGAGAGGATTAGTTAAAAGTTCTGTTGTAGCATTACCTGATATGGTTTTTGTTTTAAATAAACTAAATACATTGCTACTAGCATCAACTAATGTTACTGTTATCGTGCTTCCTGATCCAGCATCCTCTGATACTAATAAAGATTTTACAATAGACGATTTAAAATTAGGCACCGTATATAGTGTGGTTAAATCTGTTGTAGTTAAATCTACTTTTTTATTTATAAAACTGTTAGCCATTAATTAATAAAGAAGTTTTGAGCTTCTACCTCGTCTTTTAATTCTTGTTGATATGTTGTATTTAATTTTTCTACGATTGCATCTAAATCTCTAACCTGAGATTCTGCAACGGTTACATCATACTCTCTACTAGCTCTTGTTAATACTTGCACTATCTTTGCCATTATCTACGTCCGTCCGGTTGTATGTCTAATCTAAAAGTCCCTAGTTTCCAACTTTGACTAGCTGCTGTGTTTTCTACTTTTAATGCGACTGCTCGTGCTCTTGCACGTGTATCTACTTTTTGTGTGCTCGATGTAACATCAAATGGACCAAGAGCTGAACTTGTTTGAGAGTCGTTTGGAAAATTTCTTAATTCTAAAGTTACTCTAGTTGCTCCTGTTTGTGATATAAAGTCAGGAATAAACCTTCGTATCTTCATTATAAACTCTCCGTCCCCTCTAAGATCTGCAGCTCCAGTAGTTTGACCTAAAGCACTTCTTCTTTGACTTATATCATAATCTCCAGAAGATATATTTGCTGTTATCGCAGTTATCGTTCCGTTTCTGTTTTGGTCAACTCCTGTTTCATGTTCATAGTAACTTGTTCTACCCTCTGTGTTTCCAACAACATCAAAAGATGTATCAGTGGATGCATCGTATTCTAAAGCATGTGGTAAACCAAAGACGGCAGAATCTCTCCACATTGTTCTTGCTAAACTACCAACTGTCCACACAGGTCGTCTTGTAGATGAATCAAAATAATTGTAAGCTACCATTCTATTCACAACTGAAGAATTAGATTCTGGATAAAACCACATGACCTCACCAAACAAATTATTTAATCCTGCTGACACCATTTGATTACCAGATTCTAAATTTATATTATTATAAACAAAATCCTCTACCAAACATGGTAATGATTCTAATTTACCAGCATATCTAAAGAAACCATTTTCTGACATCCAATACGCAGCACCATCAACTTCAACACATGCGTTTTGTCCAACAAGTCCGCAGTGTGTTCCAACTTGTGAAAAGGCAAACGTAAATGGTTGACCAACAAAACGTTGTGTAAATAAAGCTGTATCAGTCCACACATAGATTGCATCTCTACCACGAATCGCTCCTCTGATCTGTGATCCGTCGGCCAATCTTTGTGTGCCGGCTGTATTGGTTGCTGTAGGTGTGTATGTATTAATATCTTCTTGATCAGAGAATCTAATAAACATATCATCTTGTGTAGATGTATCACCTATAGTTGTTTCTGTTCCATAAAATACTAAGTGACGATCCGGTGTAGATACGACCATGTGTCTTGATGCAGTAGGTGCGCCAGTTATAATTGCAGCTCTAGTTTCAGTAGCATTTGATAAACTAGAGTCCCACGAAAAGACCGCACTATCATGTATTAAACAAATTGCTTTATCACCAAAATTATCAATAGACCACATACCTGGTTCTAACACTAAGTCACCAGATGCTGCCTCACCCCATGCAACAAACTCGGATGAGTCTGTAACCGTGGCACCATCAGAGTGTCCTGATCTAGTAGAGTTTCTAACAGCTCTTGTAATACCTGTTAAATTATTTCCAGAAACTCCTGTATAAGAAATTTCTTCATTACCCACTTGAATAAAGTTTGTACCTGAACTTGGAAATTGTGAAGCATCAGTTAAAGTAATAGATGTTCCTGATCCACCTGTTCCTGCGGTATCATCTAACAACGCTCCATTTAAAGTTGTAGTTCTTGCAGATGTATCTTCACCACTCCAAGATCCTAAACCCCAACCAAAACCTTTTGCCTGCACTGCTGGTCCAACAGGATAATAATGTTGAACTCGTATACCGCCTGAAGTTGTTGCACCAGATCCTGATTCATTTGATGGCATTGTAATCGTAATAGTTGTTGCATTTGGAACCGTTGTAACCATAAATTTTTTATCATCAAAATCAGACGAACTAAAATTAGATCCTGTGATTGTAGAAAAATTATCTAATAATATAATGTCTTGTGGGCCTATACCATGAGATGTGCTAAAAGTTATTGTAACGGTCGGTGATCCGTTGGTCGTGGTAAATGCGCTAGTTAACGTTGTTGTAGATTTAATTGGATGTATGTCATAAAATACCCCACCAGAAAAAGCATATAGTATTCTATTTGTTCCTATAATTGAATATTTTCTAGATAAACTATTTATAAATTGGTGAAGCCCTCTACCCGCACCTGTTAATTCGTTAGACCCTGTGCCACCTAATTGATTCCAACCACCTATCTTTTCAGGTGTGCCATATCTAAATCTAACATTATCACAATCTACCCATTGACCTTCTGCTGTGGTCTCGGATATTTGTTTATTTATACCTGGCTGAAATCCTATTTTTTGTAGCATATAAGGACTATATTATAGATTTTTATTAGAATAAAGTCTAAAATCTATCACCTAGTTTTACCTCATAAAGATTTGAACAGAAATTCTAGGGATAATGGGACTTAAAACTGAATTAACTTTATGTGAAATAGGGGCTTTCACAATAATTAAAGAGTTACCTACAGGCGGCATCCAGCCATGATGATTTTTATCTATAAACATAAACTCACCTCCCCATGATTTATTCCATTTATGATTTATATAAAATGTAGCTCCATATCTCCAACTATAATCATCATGCCAATTAATACCTGTTCCTTTTTTCATGTAATGAATTTGAGTTGTTGTTTCTTTTAAATTATCTATTTTAAAATAAGGATTGTGTTTAACTAAATTTTTTAAATGTTCAAAGGGTTGATAATTATTTACTGAAGTATTCATAGGAGGTGAAATATTTTTGATTAATTTATTATCCCATGAACCTTTTACAGTCTGTAGTTTTAGTTTTTTTCTATTTTTAATAATAGCATCATGAATATTTTTATATATATCATGATCTAAAAAATCAGATATACACCAAATTTTACCAGGCACTGAATAAACTAATTTCAAAAATTATTTTTTTTTCTCTAATTCTATGTGTTCATTATCAAAAGAATTTACTTTAAGGGTTTCCTCTGGTAAATACTCATGAATCTCACCGACTAATTTTACTAAGTGGTTTCCTATTTTTTTTAAGGTAAGTGCATCTATTTCAAAATATCCTTTATCATTTAGTATTTCTATTTCTTGATCAGTAAAAATAATACGACCTGATCCGTCTTTTCTATTTTGCAAAATTTTCATTTATAGCATCTCCTTTGTGGTCTGCGTATTTTCCATTGGCGTCAACATAATGTAAAAAAACTTGCGCGTGATAGTCTCCTTCATAGGGTTCTCGCCAATGTTCAACCTCACACCCCTGATATATAACACCATCACCAGGTTTCAAGTTTATTTTTTTTCCACCCATGTATATAGGCCATTCATGCTTTCCGTCTGATCCTATAAAAAGAGTAACACTTATTTCACAAGAGCGTCTGTCTTTATGTTTTTTTAGTTCAGATCCATAAGTATAACATCTCCAATATGTATAGCCTTCATGTAATTGTAGGTTTGTATTTTTTTCTAATATTTTCTTCTTATCTTTTAAAAAAACTTGCATTAAAGGATCTTTATAAGAAAAAGTGTCTGCACAATTGTTTTGTAATTCATCAAAATCACTAGAATTATTTATGTGTCTCTCTATACAATATTCATGAGCGAGTTTTACTTCAGTAGCGTTTAAAAGTTTAGGTATTATTTTATATTTCCAATTTAAAGTAGCCATGATACAATCGCATAACGCGTTCCTTTCTTAACTGGTGATACAGAGTGTGGGTACATAAAATTAGAGGGCCAAATTATACATCTACCAGGGTGTGGTTTTATTGTTAGATATACTTTATTATTAAAAGGATTGTGAAAATTTAATTCACCACCTTCATAATCATTGTTTAAAAATATAATTACACTTAAAGTTCTAGGTATTGATGGGTGATGATCTGAGTGAACACGATAAAAACCACCTTCCTCATATTTTAAAATTTCAATTGTATCGATCTTTTTTGCAATAGTATCGTGGTTTGAATTATACATGGCAAAAGCCCTACGAATAACATAACGTAAATATTGACCCCAATGCAGTGATGATAAACTATCTTTACAAAAAGTATAAGCTTTAGTTTTTCTTGTGCTTTTTTCTATAATTTGATCATCATTATCACCTAATATTTTTGCATCTTCAAATTCAATTTTATTAGCAGCATATTTTATTAAACTAGCAACATGTTTAAACTCAAACACATTATCGTATACTTTAATAAACTTATCTATTTCCATGATTTTTTACCCCAAAATAATTTTTTATAATTATGTATAAGTCTTCCTGATATCGATAATTGAACTTCAGGTCTTGATAAATCATCTTCTTTAATTGACATTTTCCAAGAGTCTCTTTTAAAAGGTATTACCTGAACGTAAGGTGTTCCTCTTTCAATAATAGTTTCTAAAACAGGATATTTGTCACCATTTAATATAATAGGAAAATTTATGTAAGAGGTAAAAGTGTCTGTGTCAACTATCCCTGATATAATTTCAAATCTATCATCTCCATTATTTAGTGGGGGGACAAACAAACATGAATAACCAGGTGGTGTTTTTATTCTAAAAGGGTTTTGTATTTTATAAAAAGGTAAGTTTTTATTTTTTTCAACAAAAGGGCACCCGCCCTCCTTTCCACCTAATTGACCTATACCATGTAAATTTTCAGTATTATCATTTAAATTTAAGTCCAAGTCATTTAAATAAGCCCAACAATCTGCATAAGCAAAATTTCGAGAGCTATCTTTTCTATCGCCTTGAACATGATTGTGTTTGACATAAAAATCTTGTGGCATTTTTAAAATGTAACCCGCTGTGAGTGTGTCTAAAAAAGGTATACATCCTTTTATAGTTCTACGTTTAGCAGAATGGTTTAAATTTTTATACCATTGAGGTATATTTTGAATCGTCCTTACTGGAAAAATTTCTTGAAGAATATTTTTAGTTTTTTTAGGATACAAAAATTCTATAATATTATCTTTCATAATTAGAATATATATAATTCTTAAAAAAAGTAAACTATTAAATACAACGTAGATCTACGTATTTATTGTCCATTTTTAATTTGTGTGCAATGTCTGATGTTGGATAAGAAATACTTGATAAATCAAGATTAGTTATAAAATCTAAAGCGGTTGTTACTTTTCCTATTTGAGAATGACTAGATATTTTATTTACACGAGCAAGTAATTCTTTTTTCCATTTTTCTAAATCGTCTTCAAAACTTTCTTGATTTAAAAGCTGCTCTTCGTCTGGAGAATTTGACCAAACCATATCTACAAAAGAAGGAGTTTCATTTACAACCGTTAAATTTTTATCACCATTAATAAAATCATCATATTCTGTGTCTGTTATATTAACTATATCCACTGAAGAGGTATGATTATTATGGACTAATTGTAAATCAGCGTCTGTTTTTGATGCTTTAATAAAAGTGGTTATGTCTTTAGCTAAACCCTCTTCTTTTTTAAACACTAAATAAGCCATGTAATTAACCTATATCCTCGTAAATTACGACAGATCCATCTTGTCCGCTAGCTCCCCCTTGAACAACTGGTGCTTGTCTTCCAGTTCCTCTAGTTCCACAAACTCCACCAATAAGCATTCTTTGGTCGCTTTTATTAACGTTATTGTTTGGACCACCAAACTTAGGACTTGTGCTTATACCATGCTCTATAGTCATTCCTTCAGGTGTAAATAATACTAAATTAGCATCCTCAAAAGAAGTGCCATCTATATAACTATAAGTTTCATTTGAAAGTGTACCGGAAGTTCCTGGAGTTTGACTTGGGTGACTAGCCCCACCATTTCCAGCGTTTGCAACTAAGTTTGTATTAAAACTTGAAGCTGTTCCAGCATTACCCGAATTAGTACCTGGATTAACTGTTCCACCAGTTCCACCAGCTCCTAACGTAAAAGGAACTGAGAAAGGTTGTGACACAGGCACGTTAAAAAAACCAAAGCCGCCGTGAC